CCCGGTGGATCATATGAAGGGTCACTCAGAGAAAAGCCTAAGTCCTGCCCAAAAGACAGCCCCTCTGCCGTTGTGCCGCCCGCTGGGACACCCCCGGCAGCGTCATTATCGCTCATACCCCGACCCCCACCGACGTTGGGCGCCGCAGACCCTGAAAAGGCATCCCGACCGCCTGAAAAGGCATTTCCTTCAAGCCCAAGAAGGTTCATTTCTCTCTGCTCTTCCTCCCTCTGCTCTTCCTCCCGCGCAATTCTATCCCGGTCCCTCTGCGCATTGGTGTCGAAGCCCGTGTAATCAATCGGCGCTTGCTGGCGCGGCATTACACCTGATCGCCCAGAAGTTCTTGGGTTAATAAAGAAACTGTCGATATACCGCCGTTGTCCCGGCCTAGCCTGACGAAACAAATTTTTAGACTGTTGGAACAGTGGCTGCGAAGAGTAACCTTGGACGCCGCCCCTGTATGCCGTTGGGGGTGCCATGCCGCCCATAATGTCTTGCTGCGTTTCCGGCGCGGCCATACCAAACGCGCCAGCAAGATTTGCCGTATTCTGGAAGCCAGCCTGCTGCATCGGCGTAAACGCGGCGACATCTGGCCCATAATACGGCACATAACCAAGCTGCGAAATGTCTTCTGCTTTGTTAAGGTTCCGCTGCGCGGCCACTTCAATGTATTCAGGGATTTCTACTTGGGACGAGGAAGACCCGCCTTTTCCGCCTGACATCAGAGTATCTCCTTGACATATGAGGCGTGCAGCGCCTTCCAGCCATGTTGTTTCAACGGTTTTTTCCAGCCGAAACGGCCCGACATTGTTAGCGCACTGCAACCTTGCAGTTTAGCCCATTCTATCACGTCGCTGTGCATATCCAAAATTTGGTCCATTTCTCCACCGCCTAGAAATATGTTTAAGACGCGCTTTTGCGGATATACCACAATTTCAGTTACAAGGCATCCCCTTGGCGTGGGCCATAGCTGAAGCGTTTGCTTATAAATACCTTCGGCGATGTCGATGAAGTCATGTGTTCCGCCAGAATATGCTAATGCAGCCTCTATCCATTCCCGACACCGCGAGAGTTCATTTTCGAAATTTTCGTTATTCATGTACCCTCGCGATGGAGATCGTTGCCGCAGGCGCTGCGGGTGAAAATGATGTGGCCGCTGAGGCGTCTAGGAAGCCAGAAGTGTCATCAACTGCCCAAAACGCTTCAATGTAATCGTTGGCAGCTAACGTCAAAACAGAGGTGCGCGTGATGACCGTCGTGGCATTATTCTGGTGCAGAGCCGCGATCATTGTCTGTTTTTCTACGTTGGTTCCGTTCTTTTTAGGCCAAAAATAAAAGTTTACAGTGCTGGCGCTAGAGCTTGCGATCTGCGCAGAAAACGAAACGACGTATTCGCCAGCCTCAGAAAACACGATTCGAGATGTTGGCGTTCCGCGAGAAATGCGATCTGACCCATTGTCAGAAAAGGTTAGTGCGTATGCCGTGTTTGCGGATGCTGCTGTTACGTCGGAATCTATGGAGCCGTGGAAAAACCCGCCAGACATGACGATCTGACGCCACTCATTATCATACGAAATTGTCGGCCATTCGTTCTCGCGGTCCCACATAAGCTGGCCGTCTTCAGCGGCGCTTTCATCGCCTGTTCTCTGAACAAGCGGGATGCGGGTTTGCGCGAGATGCTGCATCAAGCGTCTGGCCCATGTTTGCCAGTCGTTGCCTGTGGGTTCTGGCGCCCGTTGCTGGAGTGTCATCGACGGCCACCGGGAATAACGTCAAGGCGATTAACGCCGACACGCCAATCGCCAAGTTCAACGCCTGTCACGCGCATGCGCACTTGGCGACCTGTGAAGCGCAAAGATGTTGGCGCAGTCATGTCAAAAGGCCCGTAGTCACGCTCAACGCCATTAGGATAGAAGCGCGTCTTGAAGGTAACATTTACGTCACCTTGCGTGCGCTCGTCAGGCAACATCTCAACGACAGACGTAACGGTATCGCCCGACCCAAGCATAATCGGCCCAGTCTCAGCGAATGGAAGCAAATCACCGTAATTAAAGCCAATCTCATGCTCGTAAATCTTGTAGTTGTCCGCGTCTGCCATTATAGGCTGACGGAATGCACCGCGATCAACGCCAGCAGTACGAGCAAGGTCGCCGGTGTACCAAGTGTTCTCGATGTAGTTGTAAACGACGTAGCGATCATTCTCATTCGAGGCAGAGGATGGGTAATACCACCAAATCTCGCCGTAGGTGTTATTCGTTACAGCAAACGCCTTACTGATCTGAGCGCGGTTCATGTCGCTGAACACATAGTCAGAAACGTCAGAGTTTATTTCCTGCACTGCGCCGCCTGTGTAGGCATAGAATGCGTGTGGCCCTATCCAGAACGCACCGGGGTCAACCACAGCGACAGCCTCATTGGCCGCTAAGCCGCAGGACGTGCCGACGCGTTCAATGCCGTAAACGTAGGGCGGCCCAACGTAGTTTGCTACATGGGCGTCTGTTGATGTCAGGATCAAAGTCTGGCCACGAACATTCACGCCCTTCATGATCTGGCCGTTTGAGTTTAGTTCAAGATCGCCAGCCTCGTTTGTGGCGGCTGGCGTCCATGTGTTGTTATCTTCACGATCTGACCATTGAACGAGGCGCGGGTTGCCGCCTGCGCCGAGAGCAAACAAAAACCGCTCCTCAGTCACAACCAATGAGCGGTTGCCTGTCGGAGCGTTTGAGAGAACTGCGGCTGGCGTACCTGTAGCAAGTGACCACTCGTAAATCTTGCCGTCGTCGGCTGTACACGCCACAAGGTTCTCGCCAAATGTGTCTAGCGTCCACGACGTGGCAGGTCGGATGCGCACCGTATCTGGCCGGGCAACGCCGTAAGCATAACTGCCGTAGAAGCTGCCGCCGTAGCCAGTAAATGCTAGCGCGTCTTCCTCACCTGCGGTAAGCCCTGCTGGCGTAATGTCAAACCGCAAACCCACAGAGTTCCAAACGTACAGTTTGTTGTACGTCCCGCCGACAATCCAACGATCATCGTCGTTATCAATCCACGCAATCATGCCGCGAATTTTGGCATTTGCAGCAGTCTCGGAGCGTGTGCGCCACCCTCCCACAGGACGAAGCGTGCCGTCAACCCAGCGCACTAGGTTTGCGTCACGCCAACGGCCCTGAGACTGCAAGTCTGTGCCGTTTCGGTAAACGCCCGCAGGGATATCAAGCGGGATAAGAGTCATAATGTCCTCAAAACGCGATACTGCAACTTGGTAAGCGGCACGGCTTAATTACTCCGCATCCCACGGATTGCCGCTGGCTGTCACCGGCTTCTTCTGCGCTTCAATGTCCGTAGCCAGCGCAGCCTCGGTGTTTGCTTGGTTGATTTGATCCCAGACCCAACCCTGCGCCATCGCCTCAGTGACATCAGCGTAGGCCACGAAGTCTGGGCTTGACGGGTCTGGCGTTAGGAAGATGCTACCGTCTTCGATGGCTTTGTAGTCGATTTCGCCTACAGTCTCAGAAGCAGTGCAGCGCCAAATGATCGCGTTAATGCCGCCGGTTGCGATGTCGTGTTCGCAGGTAAAAATTTGCCAGTGATATGCAATTGCCATTTTATTCGCCTTCTTCTGTTTGCTTCTCAGGCTCGGTGATTACTCTGCCTTCAGAATCTGTCCAGTCAGTACCCAGCATGTGAGGGTCGTGACGCTCGCCAATCACAAGCCATGAAACAGTGTCTGTACAGCTTGCGTCTTGCGCTTCGATGTTCAGAGTGTTGCCAGATACAGAACCCCTAAGCGCCGTCCATCCGTCTTCATTAGAAGTGAAACACTGGATGTTGCCATTCAGCGCGACGAATGTTCCCTCGGTCATGCGGCCAGCTTCGTCCAGATTGACCGTTGCAGCACCATTAACGAGCGCAACTTTTCCCCGGTAGATGTTATCAGCCTGCGGGGCTTCGACAAAGCTGTGAACAAGGTGATGCGTTTCTGGCTTGAGCGGATGGTCAATCTTAAACGAGCCGGAGCCTTTTGATAGCGCACCAGAAATATGAACACCACCACTCTGAGTGGTGATCTTTGGACTTCCGTAATGGTACAACTTTGTTTCGCCGGTAGACCCGTCTGCTAGGAAGTAGTTTGCAATACCGCCGCTGCCGTCGTCAGATTGGATAACAATGTCTTTGTCGTTCGCCGTGTTAGTTAAGTAGAGGTTATTGGTATTGTTGGCAATTATCCCGTTGGTGGCATTATGCTCGATGGTCAGATCATCGCTAGCGCCAAAGCGAAGTTCACCGTTGTCGGGGAGTTCAACGTGAGCACCAACATCCAGACTACCATAGACATCCATGTTACCGGTGCCGCCGTACAGCGCCCAGAGTTCAGTGGCCACGCCGCCAATAGAGCCGTCCACTGTAATTCGTGATGACCCGCCGGAATCAAACTTAAAACGGTGCTGGAGGCCATAAGTGCCAGTGTTAGTAGCTGCCCCTGTGTAGTTTGTAGTAGCCGCGATCATGTACGGCGCATCTTGGCTAGCAGCGTAGGTGACAACCTCAGCAACAACTTCGTCGCTGGTCGTAAGACTACCAGTAATATCAACGCCGCTGCTTTTGGTGTTCAGTTTTTCTGAGCCGTAATAGAAAAGCTGGGCTTCACCAGTAGAGCCGTCAGCAGCGAAGTAATTTGCAATACCGCCAGAGCCGTCGTCGGACTGGATATAGACGTCTTTATCGTTCGCTATATTAGTTAGATACAAATTTCCGGTAGCAGCGGTAACGTTGCCATTAGTCCCGTTAAATTTAATGAGCAGGTCGTTGCTATCACCAAGGCGCAGTTCATCGTTGTCTCCAAGGGATACGTTGCCGCTGAAGCTGCCGGTCGTGCCGCTAATAGCTGCGGGCGTTGAGCCACCGATAACCGTGCCGTCAATGGTGCCAGAATTGATATCAATTCCAGTTACCGGCGTAGTGCCGTCAAGCAAATCATCGACGCTGTCGAGATTGCTGTTGATCTTGGTTCCCCAAGTATCTTCTGAGGCACCAACTTCTGGTTTAGTCAGGCCATAGGTCGTTGTTGTAGTATCAGCCATCCGATTTGCTCCTATGCGGCTTCAGCCCACGTTTCGCTTGTGGCCGAGGCTTCAATCCAATTTTTTGGGGATGAGGTTGACGCAGTCCAGCCCTCGGTCGCGCTGGCAGCATCTTGCCATAATCCGCCCGCTGGAGCAACTGACCCCCACGTTTCTGGGCTGTCGGCGTCTGTCTCCCACTTTTTAATGGCACTCGCTGCCATTGAAGATGCAATTGTGGCCAGCCCGC